TTATTAGATATACATATAATGATATTAGCACACCCTGCTAAACCAGATGCTAAAGTAGGAGCTTCTTCACCTACAGCTTACAGTATTGCAGGATCGGCTCATTGGTATAATAAACCAGACCATATTTTTAGTTTATGGCGACCTAAATTTACTAATGATGATGGTAGTCGTTGTACGGATAGCCATTTAACAGTATGGAAAACACGATACGAAGAATTAGGATATCCTAGAGTAATGGATATGAGTTATAACATTAATAATGGTTGTTTTGAAAGTGCTAGTAAAACTGAAACATACCAAGCTAATAGAAAAGATATATACGGATAGGAGAGTATAATGATTAGAAATGAATTAATGAAACAAGATACACAAAGACAAATAGCCGATAAATTAGGTATATCAGAGGGCATGGTAAGTTTAATGTTTGCTGGTAAAAGACAACCAAGTATTAAAGTCGCTAAAAGAATAGCTAAAATATATAATATTGACCTTAATACTATTTATGAGGGGAAAGAACTATGAAAGAAAAATCATTCTTCTTTGGACTCTATTGTGCAGACTTCTTAGTAGATACTAACCATTTAAGTAATGAAGCCGTAGGGTGTTATATAAAGCTACTCTGTCGTATGTTTTTAGAGCGTGATTGTACTCTACAATATAAACATGCCCATAAGATATGTGGATATACTTTTGAGAGTAAAAAGTGGACTAAAGTTTGGCATGATGAACTAGAACCTTTATTTATGCCAGTAGATAATGATGGGTTCTTTAGTAATAAGAGGTTATTGAAAGAAAAGAATAAAATAGATGGTATACGAGAACAAAGAAGTAAAGCAGGTAAACGTGGAGTAATTGCTAAACGTAAGTATAGAAGTCAAAGTACTCAAGCAAATGCTAACAGTTTGCTTAAGCCTAGCATAAGCAATATAGAGTTAGAGAAAGAAAGTAATACTAAAGTAATTGATAAGTTTAGTTCTATTGATGATAATAAAGATCATATTAAAGCTAATAATATATTAAATACTCAGGGTTAATGTTTATGTTTGGTTTTAATATAGAATATATCTTTTTACTCTAACAAAAAAGAGGCATATTCTCTTATGGATTATGGTATGTTTTAAGTTATATAAACTCCTTCCTTTGAACGAACAAAAACAGTGATACAAAGGTATAGAACTAGGTTTAGGTGTGTTATATATAAATAAATGAACCGTGAAGACCTCCTCTTCCTAGAAGCGTTCCTCACTATGACGTAAGGACGCCTTATTTTTATGAAGCATCACTATAATTGTTCCAAAGGAACGAACGCAAACGGTGAACTAGAGGTATCCTTAAGTATATATATAATGGTATATATGAAATATTCCTATGGTGACTGGTCACGATTTGGCAAGGCAATTCATTTAAAGGAGGTTAAGGAACTACAGCACATAATGAACCATGGTATAAACATCTATGAACTATAGCTCGTTCACTGGTAGCACCATTGTACGTCTGTTGCTCCTATATTTAGATTAAAAGGTTCCGTTCAAGGCAAGGGAGGTAACTTAGAGAAGGTACTTCTACCTTTTTTGTTTTGAAACTTTTCAATTAAAACGAACTAGGGGGACTAGGGTAGAGAGAGCTAAACCAATATAACACATATTCTAAAAACTAATCTTGGCTAAATAATATAATATTTTTTTTATTTAATACTTTACAATTTGTAAATAGTATGATATAGTATAAGTAACTATAATTTAATACTTTAGATACAAAAGAATCTAATCTAAATGTTATTACAAAAAGGGAGTTTTAAATGATACAGAAAATGGCTAATAATAAATATTATAGATTTGGTAAATATAAAAATTTAACTTATAAAGAAGCCAAAGAAAAAGAACGTAAATATATTATTTGTGTTAAACAATTAAGAAAAGGAGAAAAACTAATAAGTTTTTAAGAAAGTTGACATAAAGTAATTTATTATGACATAAATATATTATTTATAATTATAAGGAATTACTTATGAAAATTATTCAATTAGAAATAGATAAAATAAAACCTTATGAAAATAATCCTAGAAAAAAAAGAGATATAGAAAAAGTTGCCACTAGTATAGAAGAATTTGGGTGGCAACAACCCATAGTAGTAGATAAAGATAATGTGATTATAGTAGGGCATTCTCGTTTAGAAGCCGCAAAGTTCTTAAAATATAAAACAGCTCCAGTATTAATAGCAGATATTACACCAGAAAAAGCAAAAGCCTATAGAATAGCAGATAATAAAACTAATGAATATTCTGATTGGGATTATGGTGCTTTAAATCAAGAATTTACCGATTTATTAGATAATAATTATAATTTAGATAGTTTAGGCTTTGAAGAACATGAACTAGAAAGTCTTATTACATTTGATGATTCTAATACAAAATGGTTAGACCAAAGTAAAGAATGGCAAGATATGCCAGAATATGACCATAATGATGAAACACCTTTTAGAAGTATGATTATGCACTTTATGACTAAGAAAGATTTTGAAACATTCTTACAATTAATTCAACAAGATGCTACTGAAAAAACTAGATGGTTATATTTTCCTAGACAAGAGTTAAATACTCTTAAGGATAAAGGCTATGCGGCAGAATAACCCACAATTTCCTTTATATATTCCAAGTAAAAGCAGAGCAGATTCAAGATTAACTTCTAAAGCATTAGAAACTATGAAAGTTCCATATTATATTGTAGTAGAAAAAGAACAATATGAAGATTATGCTAAAGTTATAGATAGAAAAAAAATACTTATATTAGATAAAAAATATCAAGATGAATATAATACTTGTGATGACTTAGGTAATACTAAAAGCAAAGGCCCAGGTGCTGCAAGAAATTTTGCATGGGATCATTCTATAAAAAATGGTTATAAATGGCATTGGGTAATGGACGATAATATAAAAGCATTTAAAAGATATAATAAAAATAAAAGAATAGCTTGTTATGATGGTACGCCATTTAAAGTTATGGAAGATTTTGTATTAAGATATAAGAATATTTCTATGGCAGGGCCACAATATACCATGTTTGTTACAAATCGTTCTGCTGATAAATACCCACCATTTACCTGTAATACTCGTATCTATTCTTGTAATTTAATAAGAAATGATGTGCCATTTAGATGGAGAGGAAGATATAACGAAGATACAGATTTAAGTTTAAATATGTTAAAAGCTGGGTGGTGTACTATACAATTTAATGCTTTTTTACAAGAAAAAATAACTACACAAGTAGTTAAAGGCGGAAATACAGAAGCATTTTATGATGGCGAAGGAACTTTACCAAAATCTAAAATGCAAGTAGCTTTACACCCAGATGTATCTAAACTTAAATGGAGATATGGCAGATGGCACCATATAGTAGATTATAATAAATTTAAAAGAGATAATAGATTAATAAAAAAAGATAATTTAGAAATTAAAGAAGGTATAAATAATTATGGTTTAAAATTATTTAAAAAAAATAATGATATTATAAAAATAGATTTAACTAAACAAGATTTTTTTAATCTATGTAAAAATAATATAAATATAACTACAACTGATTTAGATAAAGAAATTAAAATTGCAATACAACAATTTAATAATAATGAACGAGATATAGGAAAATTAGGTGAACTTGAAAATAAATGGTATAAATCTTTAGATAAAAAACCTGATTATAGTGTATATGCAGATGATTTTTATTTTGCTGATATATTTAGATGCTGGCATATATATTCAAGAAAATACCTTTTAGATATACAAAAACCACATTCTTTACATGATAGAAGTATTATAAATGATTTAAAAGATGTAAAAAATATATTAGATTTAGGTTGTGGTATAGGTTTTACTACAGCTAATTTAAAATTATTATTTACAGAAGCAAAAGTTATTGGTACGAATATTAAAGATACACCACAATATGAAATAGCTAGTAAATTAGCCAAAGAAAGAGATTTTAAAATAATTGATGATTATAAAGAAATTAAAACAGATTTAATTTTTGCTTCAGAATATTTTGAACATATAGAAAATCCAGTTGAACATTTACTAGATATTATAAAAAAATGTAAACCTAAATATTTTTTAATAGCTAACACATTTACACAACCAGCAATAGGCCATTTTAATAATTACAAACATTTAGATAAAATTTATGAAGGTAAAGAAATGTCTAAATTATTTAATAGAACTTTAAAAGAAAATAATTATATTAAAATTAAAACTCAATTATGGAACCAAAAACCTAATTATTGGAAATTAAATGAAAATATATAATAAAAACAATAGTTTATTAAAAATAATTAATAGTAAATATGAGGTATTATAATGGCAGAAATGGGTAGACCAAAATTTGAACCAACGCCAGAAACAGAAAGAGTTTGTTCTTTAGGGGTAGCATTTGGGTTAAATCACGCACAAATAGCTAAATTAGTAGGGTGTAGTCCTAAAACATTAAGAAAGCATTTTTCACACGCTTTAGAAACTGGCAAAGAAAGATTAGTTATGTCTTTAGGTAGTAAATTATACACCAAAGCTATGAAAGGCGATACTATATCGGCTATATTTTTAGCTAAAACTAAAGCAGGATTTACAGAAAAAGTAGAGCATGAAGGGTTACCAAATGCTATTTCTGTTAGTTTTTCACTTGACCCACCTAAAGATATGAAGACAATAGAAGCTGAAGTGGTAAATAAAGAAATAGAATAATGCATATAACAATACCATATACGCCTAGACCATTACAGGCAAAACTACATCAGAATAATAAAAGATTTAAAATCTGTGTATCGCATAGACGTTGGGGAAAGTCTGTGTATGCTGTTACTGAGTTATTACGAAAAGCATTAGAATTAAAAACAGAACGTAATGATGGTAGATATGCTTATATTGCTCCGTATTATCGACAAGCAAAAGCTGTAGCTTGGGATTATCTTGTATATTATACCAGAGATATTCCGGGAACTAAGATTAATCAATCAGAACTTAGAGTAGATTTATTAAATGGTAGTCGTATTCGTTTATATGGT